TACTCCTCCTGCAAAGCAGCGTCTACACGATTGCGGATCGCATCGAAGGAATCAGCGGACTTGGAAACAGCGAACTTGCGGACTTCCGTTACGCCGCTGGCCCGCACAAAGTCAAAGTGCGAAGCCTCTAAGCAAGGGTTGTCTACAATCGATGTCTCTTTCGGAGCAATCGTAATGAACTTAACGCCCTTGGACGCATCGAAGCGGGGACTTCCTACAAGATCGCCGCCGATGCTGAATCCGGTATAGACGCCATTGGAGACTTTCTCCCATGCGTCATCGTCATAAATCTTGGCAACGCCGTAAATGCTTTTTTTAGCGTCATCGAACTGAAGGTCAATGAACTTGCCCACAGCCTTGCGGCTGTGCTGCTCCCGAACATTGCCGAAAGACTTCTTGTCATCTCCGAGCGCAGCGGTAGCCTTCTGCGCTTCTTCGCTCCACTTCTGAAAGTAGGGCTTAGAAGCCAGGTAGTCTAAACATTCGTTGTCTTTGTCGGGGATTTCCGCAGAGAGGATGCCGCCTACTTCGTGTAGGGACTCGTTTACCTTTGTGATTTGAAAGCGTGGCGTCATTCATTGGCTCGTTAGTATAGGGTCGATTGGCTAGTTTGCGTATTCGTCAAGCACTGCGGTCAGTGTGCAGCGGCAGTTAGGATGGAAGGGGTATTCATCTGCGATATCATCTAGGTCATACGGGCCAGCATCGGCTATTTCCCCGCATTCATCACAGACGCCCTCAGCGTTGGAGAGCAGGACGTTGACCTTGTTAACCATGCCTGAGTCTTGCCAGATGGAGATGTTTCCAGCCGTTTGACCGTGGGCTATCTCCGTGTCTGCAATCATTGCTGCCCTGGCGGGGGAGAAGATGCCTGCTTCGTCTATGTCGGCTGCGATGCTGTCAGCAGTTGCCGAAGGGTCTTCAAAGCCTTGGGTGACGATGCGCCGTATCTCATCTCGTGTAGTGTCTGTAATAGCCCATTTGGCATCAGGATTAGGACCCAACTCGCCGCTGTCGTCATACTTCATCCCCACCAGTTCAGCGGCTCTGTCATGCGCCCACGCCGCCGCTGTCTCGTTGGCATCTGCCAGCAAGCCAGCATCCGTTATTTGCAAGTCCAACGCCCCCGCATGTATGCCTGAAAGCATCGCTTCTTGGAGCGCCGTTTCCAGTTCGTCAGGAATGACAGCAAAGTCTTGGTTAAGACTCGCCATAATCCCGTTAACAAGGGCTTCTGCATCTTGGTCAGCCATTTACTTCTTGCCCTTCTTCTTGAAGCCCTTCGCTAGTTCGGTCTTGGTCTTCTCACGCATCCGAGTGAAGGCGTGTTCAAGCGTTGCCTGTGTGTGGCCCTTGCCGTGGGCTGAGGCATGGGTCAGGTCATCTGGGTCTATCGTTGCGGTGTTGGTGTGACCGTCAGCGGCCTTCTGGGTAGGCTTGGCTGCTGGCTTGGCGGATTCGGGCTGCGCTCCCTGCGTCTGACTTTGACGGGCAGCAAGCAACGGTTGAGCGGCGGCTGCCTCTAGCGGGATGAACCCATTATTAGGTGTCATCACGCCGGGGACACTCGCTTCCTTGATCTTCGGGGCGAATGGCTCCTTGCCCAGATCGTCTCTCACTTCGTCAACTGTGACGGCGGCGTGAGCCAGATAACCCGTGTCAACCTGCATCTGCTTTACAGGGTCAATGTCTCTGCGAGGTCCAAAGACGAACGAGTAACCATCAAGCCCGAAGTACATCGGAGACTTGATAATCCTGTTCATAATGCCTTGCAGCCATGCAATGTCAGGCTCTATGCCCGATGACTGCGCTTGCTCTCCTGACTCCTGTGCTGATGCCCTGTTCATTGGCTTCTCAAAGGGCACAGACGGGACGGAGAACTCCGCACATGCGAAGCGTACAAGTTGGTCATAGATGTCAGACTTTAGGAGGGGTTCTTTCGTGGGAACGTATTGCGCCTTCTGGTCGCTGCTGCCATTGCCAGAGGGCAGGAAGGCAATCTGCCTCTTAGTAACTAGATTGCCCGCATAGGCTGCGTTGAACTTCTTGTCATACTCTTCAACCTGTTCAGGCGTCATGTCCGATAGGAAGACGAATCCTGGCGGCTGATTGCCTGATTGGTAATAGGCTTTGACGAACTGGTCTGCATAGATGCCCGTGAGAGCATAGTTGTAAATTTTCTCTACAGAGCTTTGGCCCCAGCGCTGATTAGCACGGGGATTACGCATGGCAAAGAGCAAGTCTTCTTGCGTCAGATTGCGTTGAGGAACGCCGCCCGAACCGGAGCCAGAAACGACTTGCTGGTAAGCAGTCTGCCACTTTCCGTCTTTGTTCTTTCCTGGCGTCCATCCTCTATCGTCAATGACTCTGAAGATCGTGTCCCCTGAGACAATCTCCAGCTTGAATATCCTGTTTTTCTTGTCCCGTACTGTCTCAATGCAACCTGCGTCAACGACATAGACCTCTTCGAGGAACAGATGTAGCCATTGCTCCCAAGTGTGCTCACTGTCGGGGCAAGAGAAGAATTCCGTCAGTTGCTTAACAACAGGGTCTTTCTGCGACCTGTCGTTAGCTTGTCGTTTCGTCTCTCCCGCCATTGGCTCTGCCTTGATTGACCAAGTAACGGCGCTGAGTAGATCTTTCTTGGTGTCAATGATCGTCCGCAGAACGTTCCACTGGTCTGCGAACGCCCGCAGGATCGGATACTTACCTCCACCTGGCGTAAAGTCCAAGTTGCTGCCTAGGCGAAAGTCATAGCGCCGAATTTCATAGCCTGACGGACCTTGCGGAGGAAGCGGAGGCATAGCCGATAGATAACCCGTGAGGTCCATCAATGGGGCTGCATTGGTGTTCTGAAGGGTGCCGATAGGGGCTGACATTGCGGAGCCGTCAGGCGATGCAAAGACGCCCTTTGCGATTGTGAATAGCCGTTCTCTTAGTGTGCTCATGGTTATTTCTGGGTAGTATCAGCAGAAACAGTGGGGATAGTCCCTGGCTTCATGTTGGAGCCAGCGTCAAAATACTTGCCAACGTTGCTCTTGAATGAGTCCTGCTGTTTCATTTCCGCCCCTACGAAGTCCCACACTCTCACGGGAATCAGCGGGTTAAAGCAGCGAGCGGCTCCGCAACGCTGGCATTGGATAACCAGCTTTTGAAGTTGCGGGTCATACTTCATTGCGCCTTGCTCGTTACCGCAAGATGGGCAGGGTTCGTTCGGGTTCACTTTGTTGTTGCGTAGATAACGCTGTGTATTCCAGCGCTTGAGTCTTGCAATGATGCGGTCAAGCCAGTTCTCTATGAAGTTAGGCATGAAATCCTCTTGTCGTTTTAGAGCGCTCTGTCTGCGGGATGAGTACAACGGCTTTCTGTGCGGTGGCGTCTTTTTCTGCGCGGGTGTTCAGCCACTCCGCAACGCCGTGGTTGCGGCCTCTGCCTCTTGCCCAGTTAATGAACTGAGTGAAGGCGTCTACATCGTCATCATGTTTGACGGAGCCTTCGCCATTGAAGGCGGCTAACAGATCAATGAAGCTCTGCACCCAAGTGAACTGCTTCGGGTCTGGCAGGTAGACGTTACCGGAGAAGACATCTGCTGAAGCAGCGTGGGCACGGGACTCTTTACCGCCGTCAACAGGCACAGCGATTACACCTGGCATCTCCTTCTTTAGCTCGGCAACGATGGCAGGACCGTTAGCTTTGTCTTCGATTAGCACGGCTGATACATCGGGCCACTTCTCCCGCATGTCCCGAATTGCTTGCTTGGTTGCTGGGAAGTCCAGATGAGCCGTTCTCTTGTCCAGCATGTAGCGGTTAGGTCCGTCAATGGCGTAGACGTGAATCGCAACGTAGTCATTAACGGGGCGGTCCTTGAATGCAGCGTCAACGCTGATAACCTGGCGGGTGATCCTGGGAGCGTCGCCAGACCAGAACCTCCACTTGTCGGGCGGGAAGATGTAACCGCCCTGTGGCGAAGGCTTCTGCTGATACTGCCCTGACCACACTCTAGGGTTCTTCTTGTAGCCCGCTACCGCTTCAGGCGTGAAACGCTCGGGTAACAGAATGTCTCCCTTGGCTCTGTGGTGGACATTGCCTGATACAGGGAACGTGTAGTCCGTGTCTTCTTCGCATTCGAGTGGGATGTCAATGAAGACCCAACGCTCTGGCTCCGTCTCACGCAAGAACCCTACGATGTCGCTTTCATGGAGACGCTGAGGGATGCCGATGAAGAAGTCTTTCGAGGGCTGGTTAAGACGTGACCGGAGTGTTTCATCATAGAGAGTGTTGGCCTGATTGCGGAAGGCTTCTGAGTACGCATCTTTGGCTTTGAGCAGATCGTCTAGGACGATCCGTGAAGCTCCAATGCCTGTGATAGCGCCGCCCGTCGTGCCTGCGACCATGTAACCGTCTTTTGCATTGTCGAAGCGGGTGACCCAATCTGCATCGTCCTTGATCTGGACTTTCCAGCGGGCTTGATACCAGTCGGACTTGATGAGGTCACGGCGCTTGCGTGACAGCGGAGTTGCAAGATCATCTCCGTAAGAGATGCACATGAACTTTTCACCTGGCGCTGAAGCCCACGTCCAAGACGGGAAAGCAACATTGACCATGAGTGATTTAGAAGTGCGGGGCGGAACACAGAACCAGACGCCTATCTTCTCAGGATGATTTTTCTTCATCTGTCCAGAGGAGGCGTAGGTGATCCACTCGCAGATCAGCGAGTAGTGCCAGGACCAGATGAGAGTGGCGCTGTCCATGTAAAGCCACGCCGCCCGAAAGAACGATTCAAAGTCTTTCGCCAGTCGAATGGCCTCAAGAGCTTCGTTGGCTCTCTTCAGGTCCAGCGCTGTCTGCTGTAGCTCTGCTTTGTTAGTTGCCTTCGGCATTCGTTCCTTGTGTCAACTGCTTCTGCGCCTCAGCCGCCCGCTGCGTCATGCCCGCAATGTAAGAGATAAGTTCCTCTTCACTCATACGGGTGACCTCGTCGTCTGCTTCGTCTTTGCTCTTGTGGACGTACTTAGAGGCCAGTTTGCCCTCTGTCCTGTTCAATGTCTCGACTAGCAAAGCAGAGTTCTTGTACTGCATATTCGTGGCGAGGGAGTGAGTTATGCGGAGGGCTATGACTTGCTCGACTGTCAAGCCATGACCTTTGTATTTCTCCAGACCGTCTATCAGCCATTCATCTGGGCACTGTTGCCGAGCGTAGGCAGCCATAGCCAGAGACAGGCGTTTAGCCTGCTTGCTAGGCCCTGGCGGTCTACCAGCCAAGTTGCCTGATTCCCCTGGCTTGAATACGTGGGGTTGTAAGTGTCCTGGTACTGAGTTCTTCTTAGGCATTTAGGTTATAGCCTCACAAGGCCGCGAGAGGAAGGCTGCTATCTCGGGAAACATGCAAGCATCTTCGGCAGGTGCGGGCGTTGAGATACAGACGGGTGCTGGTTCTTTGAGAGCGTGGGCAATCCTCTGCCGAGCAATAGCGCAATAGGCAGCATCCATCTCCACGCCTGTAACGTCATCCCAGCCCGCTTTTAATGCTCCAATCATTTCGGAACCAGAGCCAGAGAACGGAACCAGTAAGCGGCGGCCCTCAACAGAAGACGGCGGGAGTATGAGCGTTGCAAGATACTTGCAGAGATTGATCGGCTTAACGCAGGGATGGTTGTTATGAACGGGTCTATTTCTGTCTATGCCCTTCGCCTTGTCTCTCGTGAAGCCCTTCGCTGTGGAGCCGCCTGGATTCTTCGGGGTGCCGTCCAGCCCTGCGTTGCGTTCTGACTTGCCCGCTTTAGCACAATAGAAGAAACGGGAAGCTCCGCCGGAGTCCCCGAAGTGGATACCAGACTTTATAAAGCGTGCCTGACCGTAACCGACGCTGCTACTAATCTCCGAATTGCGGTCGGACGCAGTGCTTTTACTCAAGCCGCTCTGCTCATCTAGCATCGGGGCGGTTGTATCGTCTAGCAAGAGATTTGCAGGATAGCGGCCTGTGACCGGGCGAGCCTCACCGCCGCTATAGAGCCCGCCGAAGGGACTACTGCTACCGCCCCAACCAACAAGGTCTGAGCCGATGCGGGCACCGTCAACATTCAGCGAACCAGAGCCGTGCTCTACTGCGAGATCCGCATAACTGTTACCGCATCGTGGGGCACGAAAAGCCAAGCAAGGCTCCCACGCTGGCTTGAGTTGTGGCGTCTTGTGTCCTGACCAGTAGGCAGACTGTTCTGTCGGGCGGGTTATTTCGTAAACCTTGTTCATGCTTTTAGCACAGTCCATGCCGACGACAGACCCGCTGCCAGAGCCGTTGCTGTTTGTGCCTATGACCGTCCGCTCAACAAGGTGCTGTTTGTCAATCAACTTCGACAAGTCCTGACCCTTGGGAAAGCCTTGACCGTGAAGCCACATAAACGTATCCCACATCTCAAAGCCAGCATCTTCCATGCCAGCAGCAAGACGGTGCCAGGTGCGAGTACCGCCGAACATGAGAGCTAATGCGCCAGGGTAGAGCAAAGGCAGCAAGGCTTCGCCCCATTGCTTGACTTGCGCTTGGAAAGCCGCCGGACCTCCAACGTCATCCCAGTCTTTGCCCATGAAGGCGATTCCATAAGGCGGATCACAGAACACGGCATGAAACTTGACGCTGTGCTCGACCTCAGCCGTCGCCCATGTGACAAACTCCGAGTTGTGAATGACGTGAGGCATTGAGTAAGTGAATACAAGAGCGCCAGTGTTTCGAGGTTCAAGTCTCAGCTTTGTAGGGTTCTATCTGGCAGCACAATAGGCAGTTCCGCCTAGGATTCGATTGCTGAGGGCGGGGGTTGGCTATCTCTAGTGGTTAGTATCAGTTATCTCTAAGTGCTCGCTGTTCCTAGCTGATGGCGACGGCGGAACAGTGCCAGATACACGGCACAATACAGGACACGATGTCTGTAAGTGCTTAATACCATTGCCGTTATGCTTTCGGGGAGAAGGTTGATAATGATCCCTCTGTCTAGCGTTGCAGATCAGCGAGGTCAGGCTGGGCTCCATCAGTCAGTCTCGCCGGATGCGCTGCAAGCCGTGGAACACGAGATATCGAATCCATGCGACAATTAAACTGAATTGCCCTCGATTATGCCGAAGCAGCACATTCAGTTTCGAGCGACCTGAAAGGCGGCGCTCAATCGTCGATCCGCAGGGACCACTATGCCAACATCAAGCGCCAGCAATGTCACAAAGCCAATCGGCAAGCTTCTCGAAATGATGGACCGTGGGAAGCTTGTACTTCCAGAAATACAGCGAGACTTCGTATGGTCGCGCAAAGCAATCAAATTGCTCATCGATTCTTTCTATCGGGGTCTACCGATTGGCCACATGTTGGTCTGGAAAGCGTCGGTGGCCGTCGAAAGGAAGGCGTTTGACCATCAAACGCTGAAGCGCGGAGTTTCCCTCGAAGGCTTTTACGGCTACTTGCTCGATGGACAGCAGCGGTTGACCGCTCTCACTCACCTTCGTGACAATGACGAGGAATACCCGCTAATGTTCTACGTCTGGCCCGAGCGCGACGCCGATGGCGACGCGCTCTACTGGCGCGGGAAGAATGAGGTGGAAAATCCATGGTGCATTCCTGTAGGGGAAGTCCTGTCAGATGACTTCAGTCTCGTCAAGAGACTGAATGCCATCAAGGCTGACGGCGACTTCAAGCCGGAGCACGAAGAGACTATTCTCAAAGACCTTTCGGCTCTGCAGGGAATCCTTAAATATGAAGTCGGGGTAACCGAGTTCGAGTCTAATGATTACAAGCTGGCTACTGAACTCTTCATTCGCTTCAACTCCACTGGTCGAAAGCTGCGACGCAGCGATCTCAGTATCGCCGAACTGGCGCTTCACGTTCCGGGGCTAGCATCGAAAGAGATACGTCAAGCGCAAAGCCGTTGGACGGACTTCCACTTCACTATGCCTTTCCTTGTCCAGTGCCTGCTCGCGGTCCATACAGGCCGTTTTCGCATGAAGGACACTAAGCAGGTCTGGCAAGAGGCCAATCCGAACGAGATCAAGAAGTCTTGGCAGAACGCAGAACGCGCCATCGCTAAACTGGTGGAGTTCTTGACCGGCACTGTGCGGTGGACCTCCGCGTCACTTATCCCGTCGTTCAGTGCACTCATTCCACTTGTGGTCGTTCTGGCCCGAAGCAACAGCTGGTCGACGGAGGAAAAGCGTTTGGACCGCAAGTGGCTCCTCCTCGCCTCTGTGCATGGATACTTCAGCGGATCAGCCGAGACGCGATTGAACAAGGTCTTGGGCCAGATCGAGTCGAAGCCGTCGATGAAGCAGCTTTGGGTCGTGACTCGGCGTTCCCTTCGACCTCTGCGCGCCGTCGATTTCCAAACTGGCCGCATGAGTGGCCCGATAATGTCATTGTTTCTCTCGATGCTTCGGGACGGCAATGCGAAGGATTGGAAGAACACGGACTTCCCGCTGGACGGCACGGTGGTTGGTCATGGCGCACCGCTTCAGGTGCACCATTTTTTTCCAAGAGCTCTGCTCAACAAGCACAGGGAACTAAGTTCGGACGTGAACACCTTCGCAAATTACACGGTGATAAGCGCAAACACAAATCTGGACGTGTCAACCGAGGAGCCGGCAACATATCTCCAACGTCTAAACGTCCCGAAATCGGAACTGGTCAAGCAGAGCATTCCGGTGGACCGCGAGCTATGGCGCGTCACGCGCTACAAGGATTTCTTGACGCAACGCTGCAAACTCCTTGCTGAACAATCCAACGCCTTCTTGGGTGCTTGAGAGCGCGAGCCGAAAAGAAGCAGCAACCGACAGGCTTCCTCCGCTTTTCCCAATCGCCTTGCCCGCCCAGATCCATCCGGTAGGCGGCTGGCCATTCTAGCCAAAGGGATGCCCCGTCCAAGGGGGTTGCCCTCACTGTTAGTCCTGCGTTGCACAGGTTTACATGACTTCAGGGCCAAACTTAGACTCTTCTTGAGCGCCCGCCTTCCCTCTTGTGTAGCTGTCTCATCTCTTTCGGGTCATACTCGCAACACGCTATCGTGTCTGAAGGAAATGGCCTCGCCGTTCTCGGCGGCGCTGATAACAACCTGTAACGCTTATCAGCGTGAAATACCATTCGTTCATTCAACACTGCATGAGCAACCCAGCGGTCTTCACTGGTCATTTGTGCCAGCAATGGGTAGGTGACCACTGCGTTCATTGCCCTTGCTGATAGGCAGTAGCAAAAGCCAGACGCGAAGTCGTTCAGGT